CCCTCTCTGAAGAACACATTGAGGGTACCTGGGTTATGACAGACTCAGGTGTTGAGGATAATGATATGCTCGGCGGAGGCTATCTCTGCGCTGCCCATAGATGCATTATCGATCTTGATTCAGACAGCCAAGCGCTGTCTATTGTTGGTGGAACGCTCGACGTTCTCGAGCGTGGTGCTGTGTATTGCACCCAGGTGGTCGCACGTATTGCGGCTGCCACGCAATCAGTTGCAGTTGCTGCAGCTGATCTGGTTAAGTCCACTATGCAGGTGGTACCGTTCGGATTGGTGACCCGGACGATTGAGCGCCTGCAGCTGTCCGCTACATCGACTGTTGTTGTTGATGACGTTTCAGTAGGGGATCTTGATTGGAGCGACTACTCCTCGTTATTTCGGCGGGATGCCGGCCGTGGGGCCGAAGGGATCATCAAATCCGGTCATGGACTTGTTTGGTTGGTGGCCATAGTTATCACAGTCGCGTGGGTTGCGCGATTTGTGTATTGGTGGGTAATACGGAAGAGGGCATTCGAGCACAAAATAAATGCTGTTGCCCTAGAGTCCCGTGTGCCCATCACCATCAGAGAGGGTTCAGTAGTAGGTGAGCCACAGATGGTGAAAATGAGCGCAGCATGGAACAAATGGATAAAAGGGCATAAGAAGCCCTCCTTCATCAAACAGGGGGCAGTGGAAGGACTGTCGATAGAAGGTTCATTGGATTTTGTTCATGTTCGACTCAGTCAGGTCGAGACGGTACCTGTAGACGAAGTCACGTTTATAATCGATTTATTGACGATGCTCGGTGATGCCGGGCTAGATATCTTGGATTTGGAAGCGACTAGACTTTTGGGCCTTATGCAGGCTGACCCTGTGGGTAACCTGGATGAAGCACGTCGACATTTGGAACTAAAAGGATACGTTCAAAGGCGGAATGCGCTTGACGTTATGCCTGTTAGTGTCGATGCCCCGATCTACAAGGGTAGTAACCGTCCTTGGGTCACTCCAGCCTTCATGAAGTCGGCTGGATATGGACTGGGTTGGACGAATGTAAGAGCAAAGATGGGTTGTTTTGACCTAGATTTCATAGTGGAATCAGTGCTCTTTCGTGCAGCGCAGGTACAGCTGCAAGCCACGGCAAACCAAGAGGCACTTGGTCCGTGGTTAGTTAAGACCGGGGTTAGAAACTCCTCGGCATCGATCAGCGAGTTCCCTAGGCTCGCTACTGAAGCTGCATTCGCAGCGTGTTTGTGGGATGAAGCTACCCGTTTCGGAACGGGGGTCGGTGTTCACAACCTGAGCCGGTTGTGATCCTTGGTTACAGTGCCGGTAATACCGACGTAGCCCCACATCCACTGTTTCCGTATAAGATGAAGGGAGGCGGCGAGCGTTGGCATGAGGATCAAGTGATGGCGGTAGGCCTCCTTGACGGAATGCCAATTAACGTGGCACCTTGGAGTCACACAACAAAAGGTGGGCATTGGCAGGATGCGCTCAAGCACCGCGTCGCGCGAACCATGGGGGTCGAGAATATTTCCGACCATAACATGGCCGCGCTAGCAGTGTCAATGGGCAATTTCATAGCCGAGTGTCTGCCCGAGGTGGAGTTGCATTTCACCGCGATGTGGGACAAAGAGGCCTTCCTTCGAGTCTTGGAAACTCGCAAGGGATACACTCGTTCTCGCAAGGACGAGCTTATACGCGCCTTTGACGCAGCCAGGGAAACTGGACGTGTTTCAAAGTGGGTAAAGACTTTTATTAAGAGGGAGTTTTACCCGTCGGACAAACCGCCCAGGGCCATTAATGCAAGGAGTGATTCATTTAAGGCATTAACTATGGCCAACTGGCAGGACTTAGGTCATTTCATCTTTCATAACGTACGTAACTTCACTAAGACGGTACCTGAAATAGATCGACCACGCTTCATTCAGGAGAAGCTGGGAGACTATCCAGTGTTTTTCGTGACCGATTATAGCCGATTTGAAAGCACTTTCCGCGCTGAACTCATGGAATTAGAGTTCATGATTTATGAACACTTTGGGTTGCCAGAGTGGTGTTATAATAGTCTATCAGGGACGAACACCATTTTTGGAGAAACGGGAACTGCTACCATCGAAGCTAAACGGATGAGTGGAGAAATGAACACCAGTTTGGGGAACAGCCTCATGAACTTCTTCTTCGTGTATCACATTATGTCGCAACGTGGTCTGAAGTATGGAATTGATTGGGATGGTGTCTTCGAGGGTGACGATGGACTCATTGGTGCAAAAGAACTCCCGACGAAGGAGGAGTTCTATCAGATCGGATGTAATATTGACATCGATCCAATCCCTAGCCTAGGCCGCGGTGGTTTTTGCGGTCTTTATTACGGTGATGAGCTATCACCGGTTGTTTCACCACAGCATGCCTTGCAAGCCCTGTGGTCGTTGACTTGCCCGCTAAATGGCGGAGATCGCGTTAGACGCGAGTTGCTAAACGGCAAACTCTTGGGCCTCTTATTTAGGGCCCCCGGTTGCCCGATCATATGTGCGTTGCAAAAGAAGTACATGTCAGGTGAGTTCCGAATTAAACGGTCGTACTGGGGAGAAATTCTTCTCCGCAGGTTCGGGATGGACCTAGACGGCGCAGATTATTGGATGAAAGGTACAGTACGGGCTGATATCATTGAACCAACTACGCAGCAGAGATTGGACTATGCGGACATTTTTAACATTAGCCTGGTGGAGCAGGTTGAAGTTGAACGTTCCATAGCCAGAGGAGATTGGCGTCTCTTCGAGTCTGTAGTGGGCGATTACAATCCTGATGCACTGCGCGCTTCTTCGTATATATGTCGCCGGTCCTCGGTAATCAAGTGATTACATAGCATACAGAATATGGATGATCTCAGGAAGATTATCAACGGTATGGAGGACATAGCAAGGGCTAAGAACAAGCCCCGTCAGCTAGGCAAGTTTGTGGGTATGGACTTTCGCGGTCCACGAGGAAATCGTGGAAATTCGAGAAATCGGAAACCGAGTCGGCGCGATAAAGTCACCCGTTCCTCTGCGCCCCTCGCACGCGGGCGCAAGAGTGTTACGTCGGGAGGTGGACAGGTAGTTGAGAGAGCGCAGCAGCGCTTCGAGGTGAGAGCCAATCAAGTGGCTCTTGTCCTACCTTCAAATCCAATGTGGTGGTATGACTGCCGCATGGCTTTGCAAGCTCAGCTCTATTATTATTACAAGATAGAGCGACTCACCGTTAGGTGGGTTCCGACTTGTGCTGCGACCCAGGGTGGTTCCATGACTATTGGAGCCCTGCCGGTCGGATCGTCTGTTTCAGAGTCAAACCTCAGCAAGGAGCTAATGGCCAGCCCAGGAGGTACCCAGGCTAAAATCTGGGAGGAATTCTCGTTTTCAGTCGAC